CGCCACCGTTAGCAGCAAATCACTAGAATTGGTTGGCTTAAAAGAAGCTTTGCGCGAGTTAAACAAGATTGACAAAGTTGCACGTCGCCAAATCACTAAGGACTATCAAGAAATTGTGGCACCCGTGATAACGGCGGCTCGAGCATCAACACCTGAAAAACCACCCTTGTCGGGTATGCAGTACAGCTGGAAACCCGGTGGTCGTGCAGGTGTTTTTCCGTGGCAGGACAACAAATCAGATAAAGCTATGAAAGCGTTTGTGTCAGGCAAAACGCCACGGTCTTTCGGTGGGTTCACTTCAGGCCTTGCGACTTTTGGTATTCGATGGAATCATCCTGATGCGCTGGTGGTTGAAATGTCAGGTAAAGGCCCTGTGCCTACCGAGCGTGGCCGCCAAATGGTTCAAGAGTTAAGCGCCCGCTACGGTTTACCCGGTCGTTTTTTGTGGAAGGCCTATCTCAAGCATGAAGCAGAAGTGCTTGCAAACGTTGAAAAACTCGTCAAGGATGTGATGAGGCAAGTACAGGACAGGTTGCGCTAATGGCTATTAGTATCCCGATTATTACGGAGTTTGTTGGCGACGGAATTGCCAAAGCCCGTAAAGAGTTCGCCCAGCTTGAAACCGCAGGCCAAAAAGCACAGTTCGCTATCAAGAAAGCGGCCATCCCAGCGGCAGCGGCGTTGGCTGGTGTTGGGGCGGCATTGTTTGACGCCACCAAAGGCGCTATCGAGGATGCAGCAGCACAGGATCTATTAGCCAATAATTTGCGTAAGACTACGGGCGCTACTGATGCTCAGATTGCCGCCACGGAGGATTGGATTTCTACGCAGGGTCAGTTGTTGGGTGTTGCTGATGATCAGTTGCGTCCTGCGTTGGCGAAGTTGTCGAGAGCTACGGGTTCTGTCACTAAGGCGCAGGAATTAGCCACGCAGGCTATGGACATAGCCGCAGCCACGGGAAAGCCGTTAGAGAGCGTTGTGAGCGCTTTGGAGAAGGCGTACGGGGGCAACATGACCGCCCTTGGTCGTTTAGCGCCTGAGTACCGCCAACTAATTAAGGACGGCGCATCGTTTGAGGAGGTCATGGCCAAGTTGGGCGAGACCACGGGTGGTGCCGCCACGGAGGCGGCGAACACGGCGGCGGGTCAGTTTGGCCGTATGAAGGTGGCGCTCAATGAAACCAAGGAATCTGTCGGCGCGGCGTTGTTGCCTGCTATTGAGGCGATTTTGCCGTACCTCACCAAGTTCGCTACTTGGGCGTCAGAAAACCCAAAAGTCTTTCTGGGTATCGCTGGCGCTATTGCTGTCATCTCGGCGGCCATTATTGCGCTCAACTTTGCTTTAGCCGCCAACCCCATCACCCTGATTGCTATCGGTATCGTTGCACTTGGCGCGGCGCTCACAGCGGCCTATTTCAAGTTTGAAGGGTTCCGCAAGGTTGTCGATGCTTTGTTCGGCGCTATCAAGTTCTACATCAACAACGTCACCATTCCAGCGTTCCAACTAATGTTTACAGTTGTCAAAACAATCTTCAACGGCATCGCAGCCGCGTGGAACAACACGTTCGGCAAACTGTCATTCAAGATTCCCGGCTGGGTTCCCGGTGTCGGTGGCAAAGGCTTCGAAGTACCGAATATTCCGATGCTGGCTAACGGCGGCATTGTCACAGGCCCAACGCTTGCCATGATCGGCGAAGGCGGCGAATCCGAAGCCGTCATTCCACTATCACGCCTAGACCAAATGACCGGCGGTGGCGGCAATAACGTCACCATCCATGTAAACGGCGGTGACCCTAACGCGGTCGTTTCGGCGTTGCGTACCTATATGCGTCAAAACGGTTCTGTGCCGATTCGAGTGAGCAACATCTTCTAATGGCGCTGCAGTCGTACACCGTTGCCTACTCCACCAATGGCACCAGCTGGACAAACTTGACCAATGTTCAGACTGTAAACATCAACATTGGTAAACGCGCACAGTTAGATCAGGTAAACGCTTCGACTGCGTCGTTTGAGATGCGCTACCCCACAGGTTTCGCTACACCGATTGCCCAGATGGTGACCGGCACATTCATCCGTATTTCTAATTCAACGGCTACGTCTTACCCGATTTGGTACGGCGAAATAAACGATGTGACGGCTGTTTACGGGATGCCGTATGCGGCTGGTGTCGGCAACCTTGACTTTCTGCGGGTGTCTTGTGAAGGGGCTTTTGCTGCGGTTGGCCGTATGCAAGGCAACGGGTATGTGATGCCTGCCGACACGATTGTTGGGCAGTTTTCGCTAGCCAACACCCAGACGGGGTTGAACTTTGGTTATTTGCCGTTAAGCACCGCTACACCGTTGGCGTCTACGACTGTAAACGGGTCTTGGGGTGATTGGGTAAACCGCGCTTGCCAATCGACTAACAGCCGTTTGTGGGACGGCATCGCCTACAACGGATCTACTGTGATTTCCCCGTTCTATAACTCGGTTAGCACCATCAACTTTTCGGACACCGCCAACAACGCCACGAATCAGGTGTACAACCAAATTAATTTTGACAGCCTTGCCGACAACTTCTACACACAGGTAACGGTTACCCCTGAAAGTTTTGGGGCGGCCACGGTGACGCAGGTTGGCGCTTCGTTGCCGTACCGCACCTACCAAACGAACACGTTGAGCGCCAGCACCGCGCAAGCAACCGACTACGCCAATTATCTGCTAGCGAACTATGGCACAGCTGCGCTTGCGATTAGTTCGGTGACTTGTTCGGGTGACGCCCAAAGCAGTTTTCAGTTAGACAAAATGGGTGAAAACAGCGAGTTCGGCAAGACGGTTGGCCGTCAGGTTTCTGTGGCGTTTCGTGGCACTACATACCAGTGTGTGGTGGAGGGTGTCACGATGTCGGCGACACCGGGCGAGTCGTTGTTTACATTCCATTTGTCGGGTGCTGATCTGAATTCGTATTTGATTTTGAATAATACGAATTACGGCAGGCTCGATTTCAACAAGTTAGGTTATTAGGTATGAGTTTTCCATCTTTTGCTTCTGGTGAGGTTTTGACGGCGGCGGATATGAACGCTGTCGGGCTGTGGCTTGTCAAATCTTCCACGTTTACAACTGCTTCAACTTGTCCAATGGAATCAGTATTTTCTAGTAGTTATCAAAATTACAGAGTTTTGATTTCATTAGCAGGTTCTGCAAGTTCGTCTCATAACTTGGTGTTTTACACAGGTACTAATACCGAATATACGTCTGCAACCTATAACCGTTACGGATTTTATTTATCAACCGGTGGCGTGTTTACAAACTTTCATGCTGGCACTCTAACTTCAGCATTTGTAAACAATCACTCCGCAACTGTGGCCAACAAATCAACAAATGAAATAACAATTTTCAGCCCAAATACAACTGCAAGCAGAACAAACCTTCAATCAATTGCACAAGACGCCTCATCAGCACTAGCGCTTTGGGTGAACCATATTGTTGATACCACAACAGCGTTTACAGGCTTTGTCATTAAGCCTGTATCGGGAACGCTCACAGGCACTATTCAAGTTTATGGGATGAAAAGTTAGTTATGTCTGAACCCGTCCTCATCGCCCTAATCGGTGGCGGCTTCTCCGTCGTCGTCGGCCTACTCGAACTAATGCGCCGACAAAACAACCGCGACCACAACGAAAACTCAAAAAAACTCGACTACCTAGCCGACCTATTCCGCGACCACCTAAAAGGCCACAAATGACACTCAACCCAAAACTCCAAGCCGCAGCAACCTCCTACGCTCGCGCCCTCATCGCAGCTGCACTACCCGTCTGGGTCGCCACCAACGATTGGAAAGCAACCAGCCACGCCCTATGGGCCGCAGCAATCCCACCCATCATGCGTTGGGCAAACCCACAAGACCCCATGGGTCGAAACACTAAGGACACCCCAACATGATCAGCGCCTCCGTCACCGTCGGCACCACACCTACCCTGCTTGTCGCAGCCGCTACCGGCACCCGCACCGTATACATTCACGTCATCGGCAACAGCACCGTCTACCTTGGCGGTGCCACCGTCACGACCGCCGCAGGCACAGCCACCGAAAAGCACACCACACCCATCCCCATTGAAATTCGAGATGGGCAAACGCTGTACGGCATTGTGGCGTCCTCTACTGAAGATGTTCGAGTACTCAGGCCGTCCTGATGCCCCGCCCATACCCGTATTACCCAGCGTTTGACGGCAAAAAAGCCAGCCCCGTTTTGGTGTGGTTTGTTAAAGCCTGCAACCGCCGCTGGGGCTTCACCAACCTCGGCATCTATGTGAACCGCCCAATGCGCAACCCATACGCCAAAGGGGCGCTCTCAGTCCACGCCACAGGCTGGGCATGCGACATCGGGTATCCAAGTACCAGAGCAGGCCGTAAAACCGCTCTAGAGGCGTGGGAATGGCTTCTCACATACACCGAAGAACTACGCATCGTAGAAATACACGATTACAAATTCGGCGAGTTCGGA